GGCTGTAAACTCAGTTTTAGTTAGTCTCAATGTGACTGTATTAGGTGCTGTGTTTGTCATGTCTGTCCATGATTGATTGAAGCATTTGGGATAGGATACTAGAGCTATCTCTGAGTGATTCAAAGATAGTTTTGTTGCGTTGCATATTGATTAGGTCAGTATGCTTCTCGTTCAGGGCTTGCATCCCCTCCAGAAGTTCCCGCAGAGCTTTGCTCTCCGCTTCCAGTGCTTGATTCATTCTGTCTAGGCTGTCCGTCATATCTCTCTCCTTTGATTTGACTAATTTGCATTTCACAATAATGCATGGCTTTTCGCAAGTCTAAAATTGCAGATTCCTCTAAACCCATGCCTTGATAATTTTTATATCCAGCACGACTTGCATACTTTATAATATTACCTCTCCAATATTCCATACTGTTCTCCAATATGTACTCAATCGGTTGGATTGGCAGTCGTGTGTAGTGGTCTTGTTTCTTAACATCCATCATAAATCCTCAAAACTAGGTGTCTTCTTGCTGGCTAAATATCGGTCAAAACATTTGTCGTGAAATGCTTTTTTCTCTCCATTTATAATCCAGTCAAAGTTATCCACACCTATTTTTTCATTGCATCCATTGCAGCTAATCGTTCTTTCAGGTCGATTACTGTTTGGGATGCTTCCTCTTTTCTTAGCTCTCGCCATCCTGGACTATCATTCGGGATAGACCCAATATCCATTATCCGTTTTTCTAATCTCGCACACTCGTCCCGATAGGCATTGAGCTTTTTGTTTAGTATCTCCACTAATCTGCATAGTGTCTCCACTATCGTCTGCTCGGTATGCCTCTTGCTCTCCTGAATGTCGTTCAATCTCTGTATGTTTTGCAAACTCTGAATAATCTCTTGGTTCGCTAATTCCAAGGATTTCATTAAGTTCTTGTGCTTCTCTCTTGAGTTCTTGTCTCTTGGCTTCGTCAATTTCATATGCCTCCTTAGCAATGTTTATGCACATCTGTGAAAACTCTAAGTCACCTTCATGGTCTCTGAATATTCTTCTGAGTGCGTGGATGATTGTTGTGTGGTCGCGGTTTAAGAAGTGACCAATCTTGCACTTCGATGCGGATGTGTATTCAAACGCTATGTAACAAAATACATGCCTCGCATACACAATAGATTGATGCCTCCTACTGCCGCGCAGTTCTCTCTCAGGTATGTGAAAATGCTCACACACTGCCTGACAAATGCTTATCAGGCGTAGTGGTTTATTAACGCCACGTTTGCTGTCGATTATCACTTCCATCGGTTTCTTTCTCCTTTTCGTATTTGTCTGTCTCCATAGCCGACATGAGAGCGTATGAGGCCAGCTTGTAAAGCTCTCTGGATGTCATCTTGCGTTGATATATCTCGCCATTGATGACTGTCCTGAGTGCGCCTGTCATCGCCAAGACCATGAGTTCATCTGGTTCTAACGTATAATCAGCATGTCTACTCATAAGCTCATCCCTTGCTATCCTTCCAGTACCAGCGCAAGCAATACATTTGTTTTCAATATAACTACTACCAGTACCATCGGCAGAGACATTGATGAGCAGAACTCCTCTACCTTCGCATTTACCGCAACGTACAGTCGTTCCACTCATCGTTAGTCCTCCCTAAAACGGAATTTTGGCTGACTCTACGGGTGCAGGGTCAGGAATAGACGCTGGTGCTGGAGCAGATTGTGCTTCAGGACTACGCATGTCCTCTACCTTGCCACGCAGGGCTGGTGCTTTGTCGTTCTCGCTATTGGAATCCCAAAGAGCGATAGCAAACTTCTCACCTGCCTTGATGTCCTTATGTGCGTACACATGACCTTTGAGTCGTGGCGCTTTACCACCTGCCTCATACTTCTCGTTACTCCATAGGGCTACAGTTCCTGTGTTGTCGTATGTCTGGCTCATAATCTAGTCCTTTCCTGATAGTTGAGCTTTACGTTTGGTGAACACTGATATGATTTTAGTCTTATCAGCTTCTGCCATTGCCTCGATTTTATCCTTGTGGCTCTCATAGAGAGACTGCAACGCACCAAGGTGAGGCACAGCATTTACTTGCTCCTCGATGCTAGGATTAGTTGCCCCGCCAGGGGGTTTAGGCGGGGCTGTCACGCCCTTTGAGGGGGTAGAACGTGACTTAACTTGTGAGGCAGCATTGCCATCATCATCTTCATCACCTGACACTAAACCAAGTGCGGCGCATAGGCCATAGCGTCTGGCATAGGTCAGGGCAGAACCCATTGATTGTGCATCTTGTTTTGCAGACAAGACAGGCTGGTATCCTTCCATTGACTCACCGCTTTCATGCATGACAACAGTCTTCAAGACATAGTTGCCATCACCCATGACATCGGGGAATTGCAGGACGCATAGCCCATGTTTGGCAAGCACTGGTCTTGCAGTATCCCAACAGTCTTTGAGTGTGCTGTATTTAGATTTGTGAAACGGATTGCTTCCGCTTTGTGGCACTGTGCGAAACTCTGCCTGTGCCGCGATTAATGCTGTTGCTAGATTTTTCATTTACCATTCTCCTCACTTAGTAACCAATTTAAGTTTTCGTCTAATAATTTAGGAAAATAAAAATCCTCGTGACCACTTAGCGAAGCATCAAATTCAAACAAACAAATTTCATCAGTGTGTGTGTTTTTGACGGAAATAGTTGCAATCTCCCAATCTGGGTGAATGTGCATCTTTTCCTTAAATTCAGGCAAAACATGTCTCCAGCTTCCAATCTCTATTCCTGCCTTTATAGATTCCTTCCAATCTAATTCTGGTATTTTTTCACTACTCATAGCTTCCATATCTCCTTTGCTTCAGCTAAAAATTCACCCCCGATATTCCATCGAAAGTCGTTCCAAGCAGGTTGTATGTACCCTGCAAGCACCTTTGGGTCATTACTAATCTTCATTAGGTTTTGACGCACGATTGCCGCCTGAATTAAAAAGTCCAGATGGCTGTCTAAATTATATGGCTGCAACTCATCACAATTACCTTGTGTGAACGCACACCAGTCCCTTGCGTTTATATATATGATTGTTGGTGGAAGCCCTGTACAAGCTCTGTAGAAGGCCACCTGACGCACATGGGCGGCATCTGGGACTTTGGGTAGGCTTGGCACGGAAAAGCCTCTTGTCCCATCCTTCTTGATAGCCCCAGCCTTTGCCCACTTAGTCTTAATCTCAATGACGGATGACTTGGTGGTGAGGTCAGCATAACCAATGATAGGTATATCTAGCTTTGGATGCTCAAAGCCAAGCACCTTTTCTTCTGTGGCTTGGATTTCACCTTGTGCCTTCATGGTAGAGCGCAGGGCATCGAGTCCGATTTCAACCATCTCTGGCAGGTCATCAATGTAACGCTCCACCTTGACGGCATCCAACTCATCTTTTGCGTTGTGATTTCTTAGCTTAAACACAGCCGCATTGAGTGCCTCCTCTTGGTCAGCACCATCGCATATGATGGCTTGCAAGCAGTCATGTAGTGCGCCCCCTGCGGGTGCAGGTGCGCCTACAGGCACATCACGCCTACGTTCTCTGAGGTGTAGGTATTCAAAGTTCCACAGGCATAGAGGTTTCTCTAGCTGTGATGGTGAGAAGTGGTTAGCCACAACCTCATCGCCACGCTTCAAATACTCTGGTATTGCCTTGAATAATTCTTCCACAATGCTCTCCTTTTGTGAACTATGGGGATATTTGATTTAGGTGTCAATACTTTTCTGGTATATTATACCTTACCCTCGACTAACCACTCCAACATAATCTCCTTGATGTGCATTGGGTGGTATCCGCATATCTCACTGGCGTCCTGATAGTCTGAATCTGTGACTATGATGTCCAGATTGTCACCATAGTAAGCCTCATTGTAGCCTTCACCAGCATAGAAGCTGTCTGAGCCTGTCACCTCTGCCAGAGCCTTGAACATCTCTGAGCATAGGTCGTCTGGTCGTTCAGTCTGATAGTCGCTCATTTAGTTATCCATTCCAAATGCGTTTAATGCGTTCAATAACCCCTGCCTATTTGCGGGAAATTCAAAGACATAAAAAGAAATCTCACCATCGGAGTCTTTGCACATTTCCTTCGCCTCTTTAAATGAGCCTACATAACTATGCGTTACACCCGACTCATCAATCATCTTATAAATTTTCATTTTTCTCTCTCACCTCTTGGATGTCCTCTTGTAACAATCTGTAATCTAGCTCTGTCTGTAGCCAATCAATTCTGGCATACAGTCGGGCTAAATATTCTAGCTTGTCGTCTTCAAAGACTTCGGGGTATATGCGCCGAGCCTTGTCCATATATGTTTCACGTTTTTCAACCATTAGTGTGTCTCCGTTTCTTCAATCTCTTGCATGGTTTTACTCCATACAAAAATTGGGGTTGTGTCTCCTACAAATGCCCCTGCTATATTAAAATCAAAATGTTCTAGCGCATCTTCTTGGGACATATCTTCTGACAAGATTTCAATAACCTTGTCTGCGCTGTAGACAATGCAATCATCAAGCCCAATTCTTTGGCTAGTGCCTATGACAGCATCGTCAAATATCTCTGGAAGTTTAAGCATTGTCATATCCATCAAGCCCTAACTCCTCTGTAATCCTAGCCATTGCGTAGGTTATCTCATCCCATTCGTTGTCATGTATCTCCTCACCTTCAGGTATTAAATCCTCACGATAGGCTTGTAGTGCGTTCCATATTGTCTCAAGATTCTTTTCCATT